GGGTATCCGGAGCTGATGGGTAAGAGGCTGGTAGATAGCTTCAGGAAGATGCTCATCTGCGTCGGCGGCGTGGATGTGGGCTACGCGCACAGCACACTCATGTCTGGACATAGGTGCACGACCTTTATCAACAGCATGTTAAATGCGGCATACATCATGTGCGCAAACCCACAACTGTTCAGACGGCTAAAGTCGATACATGTGGGAGATGACGTCATGGCAGCATGCGCTGGGCCAGGAGAGGCGGAAGAACTCATAACATCAATGTCCCGGACTATATGCAGGATGAACCCGACTAAGCAAAGCATAGGGATCGTGTCGGGCGAATTTCTGCGCATGGCTATCTCAAAGAAGCATGCTATTGGATACGTCGCGCGTACGATTGCGAGTGCGGTTAGCGGAAATTGGACGTCTGACCTGTCTTTGACGCCGGATGAGCGGGCGCGGAGCATCATTGTGCAATGCCGGTCTCTGGCTAATAGATCGGGGGGGAGATATGCCTGCACAAGGCTATTAGTGCACGCAGCCTCAAAACGGACTGGCATCCCGGTTAGACACGTTATCAACCTGCTCGAAGGACGGACGACACTCGGACCGGGGCCGGTCTACGAAGGTGATAATACTGTACGGGAATTTTCACTGGTCGATGAAAGGAAAAGGTACCAAATGAGAGGAGACAATGATCAAGTGGACCACAATGCGACTACTGACTACCTAACATACGCAGCAACTAGCGTGGAGCGGTGGGCACTGCAGCAAACAAAGGTTTCGGTCGAAAATGCCATGATTGACGCATCGTATACGAAGAGCGTCGTCACGCAGGCCGGAACGACAGGGGACTGCAGCAGCTACCGTTTCAGGTTCGAGCGGGCGTATAGGTTGCCTGGTAGTTGCACGGAGGTAGAGGCGCTCGGCATGGACAAGTGGACTGGAGTCTTGGGGCGATACCCGATATTGCAGCTGCTAAAACAGAGGATGAGTAAGGCTACAGTCCGAACCCTCGTCAACGAAATCGCGCCGGAGCTAAAGGCAATGCCGCTCGAGGTGGCTGCATGGGGGTATGACAGCGTAGGGTACAGGTTGGTCGGAGTACTACCATATTCTGATGCGGCGAGT